CGTCTGACAAAGGCTGCATATCCCAATCAGAGATCCGGTAATGCTCCCTCCACCACTACCAGCCGTGATGCTCAGTCGAACATATAAAGATCCAGATGGGACACATGAACCTCCACTCGCCGCATTTGAAGGTATTACCGATACAGGTGTACCGCAATTCACCCAATTCAAATTGTCTGGCGAAGTTTGAATTTGTACGCTCCATGATGTTACATTAGAAATCCCATGGATGCGCAAATTTAAACTGTCGATATACGGAGGAAGACTGGGATCGTATTGATTGAACTTCACCTCGGTTTTAGTCGATGTGAACGTAAAAACAAACGTTGCCGTCTGCGCGTGAGAAACACAGACGGCGAACATTGCTGCGATGAAAACTGATAACCAATTTTTCATTTCTCCCCTTTCATTCGTTTTACCAGTCCCGTAAACCATGAGTCCTTTGCGCCCTTCGCTTCCGTTCCCGTCTTGCCCTCTGCAAACTCCTCGGTCCCGGCGCGCGCCTCTTCCGATTCGATCTGGAGCGGCACTTGCACATCATCATCCGCCGCCTCAATCATTTCATCGGTCACGTTCGATCCGATGCCCGTCTCTGCCGAAAGCGTCTTGATTTCGCGCAGAATCGTCTGGCGTCCGAGAATGCCGGAATCGAAGTAGCCTTTGATTGTGTCGCCTTGGCTCTTCGCAAGCTCCGCCTTTTCCTTGCTGTTCATCGTGCGGATGGGCGGGAAGGCATAGTCGAGATCGTCCGGCACTTCGCCCCATGTGGACATTGCAATGATGGGGATGAGCTTATCAAAGAGCGGACGATCCTTTTGCCGTCGCTCCTGATCGGCAGAATCGTAGTAGTTTTGCAGATCGCCCTCGTTCGACTGGCCCAGCCCGGTCTGCGTATCGCCAAACAGCCTGGAGAACGGATAACCCGCCGAGCCGCAGAGCGCAGTCATCTGCATCTTCATGACTTCCGATAGGCCGCTGAAGGAATAGGTATTTGAGAACAGTTCGCCCTCTTAGCCCAGCGCCAGAATGCCGTTTGTCGAGATCGCCTCTGATACCGCTGTCATGCGGGCCGCGTAATCCACAAGCTGCTGTTGAGTCAGGTTGAGGCCGGAGAGCATTTGCGCGAGCATCGGCTCTTTCATCGCAAGCACATTGGCGCGGGAGATTAGGTCAGAAACAGCGGCCATGCCGAAGTCATACCGCTGCAATTCGTCAAGGATCGCTTCGACTTCGCTCATTCCCCAATAGGTTTCGATCTGCTTCTCGAAGAGCGGCAAGTCGCGCCCAATAAATCGCAAGCAGCGGGAATGATGGACTTTAAGGCTCTGTCCCGCCTCAGTGTACACATCGTAGTACACCGGCAGACCGTACTCGCTTGGATTGTTGAGATCGGTAATCAATTCGCTGCTTGGACTCATGCCGGACCAGCGGTCAACGATAATCAGGCCGCGATACGTGTCCGGCTCCACGTCTTCGATGCGCAGCGGTTTCATCAAATCGTTGTCGCCTTTGATGATGATGATTCCAAGCGCCCCGCCGAAGAGCCTGCCCCACTTGCGCCCTTCTATGTATTTTTGTAGAGTTGCTGTACTTGCCACTACTTTTTCAAAGTCTGAAATGTCTTCCGGAGTCACATCGCAGAGCAGCGTTGGAAACTGTTTTAGCTGATCTTGCGGTTTCGTATCAATGACTTGCCGGATAACCCATGAGCCGCGATACATGAAGACTAGCTTCTGGTAATCAAGAGATATGCGAAATGGAATATGCCGCCCCGCGTTGACGGCGCTGGTAGTGGCCCAGCCGATATTTGCGGCCTGATTGGAATACATATCGGCGGCGGCGGCGGCTTGCTGAGGAGCCGGTAGCCGGAGTTTGGCGGCGGCGGCGGCTTTGGCGGCGGTGAGGCTTCGATTGGCCATGCGCTGATTCTACATTACCGCTTGCATTGTGATACGGATTGTGATACGAATATATAGAATGGTGTCTCGCAAGAGAGACGTTAGCCAAAGGGAAAACACTATCCCAGCCGCCACTTCGGAATAGCCTTGCAGATGCCCACGCGGGCCGCGTCGCACGTATGGTCCCGCTCTTTAATCGGCTCCTCTTCGCCCCGCTTCGCTGCTTTGGGATTCCACGCATATCCCTCATGCTCTTTGAGGGTCTCAACACAGCGCGTGTGGATTTTGTAGATTCCCTGCTTCAGCGCGGACGATACGCGCCGGATTCCCTCCAGCACCTCGTTCTCGCCATTCTTGACCTGGTAGCCACGCCGCACCAGCTCCAGCTTGAAACTGGCGGCGCTGGGGTCAACGATCACCACGAGGCCGCGCTTCTCTTCCCCAATGAACGCATCGAAGTCATCCCCGTATTCCGCGTCCGTCTTTTGCTGGCGCATCTTGACGCTATTCCAGTAGTATTCGCGCTCCTGATAGAGCGTCTTGCCGTCGCCGTACACGTCCAAGAACACGCATGGGTTGACCGTTCCGTAATCAACGAACACATACCGCTCGGCAGGGCTGGTAAGCAGCGCGATTGGGCGGCTCGCATCGTCATATTTGCATTGTGGGCCCAGCACATCACGATAGATTGAAGATTCCGCCGTGACCCAGCGCCCTTTGATGAATCTTTCGTAGAATACGCCTGTATACATATTCTCTTGCGATTCAATAAATTCTTGGGTTAAATTTGGATTATCTGCCATCGTGTAATGACCAGACCAGAGGAGCTTTTTTGTTCTAAGCGTCGGATCGTCTAAAAATGCCGGTCCACCATTTTCATCCACTTTGAGCCAATGATATGGTGTAGCGGGATTGGTCGTAGCATAGAGTCGCGCTCCATCTGGCGACATACGTGTGAGCAACATTTGAAAAAACTCCCTCGGCATGAGAGTCAATTCATCCGCCACAACCACACCAATTGTCAACCCGCGCACATACTTCTCACTACCCTCATCCTTTGCGCCCATGACCAGCCATGATGCGCCGCACAACTTGAGCAGGCCGCTTTGATGGTTGTATGTATAGTTCGATGGCCCAACGAGGTTGAATAGATCGTTCAGCACATTGTTGAAGATCGTCTGCTTTGAAACGCCGGTCAGCACCTTCCAGCCGTTCACTGGATACCGGCAAGCCTGGAGAATCTTGGGATGCAGCGCCCACGTTTTGCCGCTGCGAACGCTGCCCTCAAGAATGTTTATGCGCCAGTCAAGCTCAAGCGGGCGGTACGCGAACTCTTTCAGGCGAGGACCAAAATTAAGAATTGGCATCGGGCGCTTCTGTCTTCGGCATGGCTTGATATTGAGAGCGGAACTCGGAGAGCAATTCGGCGAGCGGATCGCCGGTCTGATGCACTTCCACCTTTTCGCCGTAATCGAGCGGCGCATCAATCGGCCCGCGCAAAAGTTTCGCTGCTTCCCAGCGACGTTGCTCTACGCGCAATTTGCTGCGCGCTACGTGCTCAGAATTGAAGATGGTTCCCTTTTCTGTGGTGATGAAATCGTTCGTCCCATCATCTGCAATATCGTTCGCATCTTCAATCCTTGTCTCTACTTGCGCCCGTCTCGCGCGCGCGTACTGGGTGGCAAAACCGTTCGTATCTTTAATGCGCCAGAGGTGAACTGTAGTACGGGAAGGCATATCTTCTGGGTCACAAATCGAGCGAACGCTTTTGCCTTCATACATTTGCAGCAAAACTTTTTCCGCGAGTTCGGGCGTATATATCTCTGGCCGACCTGCTGGCATGATGCACTCCTGTTGCTGATTATAGCGCCTGTACGCGTGCTGCGAGCCGTGCTTTGCGAGCTGCGAGCAGTTGCGCTTGCTCCTGGCATCGCATGACGGATTGAGCGTTTTGCAGGCGCTGGCGATATTGCTCGGTTGCAATTTGTTTCTCCCTGCCTTTGCGTCTGCCGGTCAAATTTCCGAAATCGCGCCCACTGCTCTTTGACACGCATTTACCGCAGACCCGCTGGGATGGCCAGCAGCTGTGTAGCCGGGAAGGCGCAAATAAGTGTGGGCTTTTATCGCGGTGGCATCGATAGCAAACCATAGCGGAAGACTAGCGCGTCCCGCGCGAAAATTCAAGCTGCCTTGCGCTCCGGCATCGCCCAGCCAATGCGCGACTCTGCGACTTGACAATGTGTAAACCGCTGTAGTAAGATTTAAGCATGAATGCAAAGAACCCCCACGCCCAGGCACTCGGTAAACTCGGCGGCAAAGCATCAGGCGCGAAACCGCTCACCATGGCGCAGATCGCTGCCCGGCGGCAATCGCTTGAGGCTGCGCGTAAAAAGCGCTGGTCAGAAAAGCGCGTAAACATTGGCGCAAAGTGAGTTTTCCACAGATATTTTCATTTTTGCTTGACTCAGTAAAGCGCTTTTGTTATATTTAGATCATGCAAGCAGGGCAAGGCCCTGGGAGAGGTGGAGAAAATGAAGACTTTGATTCAGATTCAGGACGAAGTGATCGCTCGGTTCATGGCTCGCAAAGGCGGCATCTTCCCGCAAACCACAGCCGCAGCATGGAGACTCATCAACCGCGAATTGCAGCCTCTCGGCTTCAACCGTGTTCAGATCGCCCGCGCCTACGACGATTGCAAGGATATGGCTTACCTGTTCAAACTCTGCAACGGGGAGTTGAACTAAATGGCGACCAAAGTACAACGGATGGTTCTCTGGCACATGCTCGCCAGCACTCAATCGACGCTGATCTTTACCGGCAAGAAATCCACCACTTGCGGAAACGTGACCGAGCCGGGGTTGGGCCACAAACTCGCCGTTACTTGCTCTGAGTGTGTTTTGTTTGGGTTGATTCATAACAAATGGATTGAGCACGACACCGAAGCCACTCATAAATACAACCGTTCCGCGTATCGAATCACCCGAGCAGGAATCAAGGCTGCTGGCAAACGTGAGCCTGAGATGAAAGTCAAATGGCACGGCGCTCACGGGATTAGGTGGGCATAAATGAGCAGATCGACGATCAGCACCTTCAAACTGTTTCAGCGGAGATTTCCGCCTAACCCGCAGCCAGTAGCACAGCGCATGGAGGCGCAATCATGATGGAACTATTCGCCTTCGCCGTCCTGCTCGTAGTGGGCGGCGCGTACATCACCAGTAAGGCAGAAATACGGGATCAGGAGGATAAGCACCATGATTGAAATCAGAAACCTCTCCGGATCGGTGATCTATACCGAAAAAGACGCAACGACAGTGAGAACGGCTGTGATAGAGGCTGTTAAGTCCCGCGCGAACCTGTCCAGCGCGAACCTGTCCTTCGCGAACCTGTCCAGCGCGAAAGTTAAAGGCGCAGTGATTAACGGTAGGCTAATCGAGAATTTGCACGTTATTTCCTATTCTTCCTATCCTTATCAAATTCAAGCGATACTTTTTCAAGACGGTTCCCGTTGGGTTCGCATGGGGTGTTTATTCAAATCGCTGGAAGATTGGGAAAAGATCGGCATTCGCAAGAGTAATATCGGCTCCTATCCGGATGATGGTTCGGAACGCAGCGAAGTGCGAGCAGCGGCGTTCGAGTTCGCAAAAGCAGCCGCAATGCGTATGAAATTTCCTGAAAGCGAGAAACAATGACCAACACAACGATTGAGATCCTCAGCTGGGTGGTACCTTTGGCCATATTGCTCGGCGCTTGGGTTGTAGTCGATTGGCCGCTCATCCGCGAGTGGGCAGCAGACAGGAGATTCCATCGCCAGATGGCCAATTACGAACATAACCACGCCGAACAACTTCGCAACCAGGCGGAGTTTGAGGTTCTGGCCGCGCATCCGGAAGCGCCTCACCCGTGGGATACCAAACCGTATGACTTGCGGCGGACAGATCACGCGCCGCACGTGGATGACCGGCAACAGTGGAACTAACCAGCGGTGGAGATGGACCGCAGGAAAGGTGAAAATGAAACTGCAAATCTTTCAAGAATCGGCTCCTGAGCCGGAGAAAACCATCATCCTGCGACTAGTGCCATTAAGTGGTGACCATGTCGAGCTACAAGTTGTGGACAAAAAAGGAAGTGTTGTTCCCGGCGGACATATCCTATGCATTTTACCTCATAAGCCTTGTATTCTGTACACCTCGATCTCCGAGGACTTCGGCTTTGCTCTCGATGAAAAGGGCCGTCTAAAATTTTTGTGACCCCGGCCTGCCTACCCTCGCAGTGATTTTAACCGCCAGCGGAGATGCTGAGAAAAGAGTTTTACGATGAAGCATGGATATGATTGCAAATGCGGATGGCGATTGAATCGGACAGGAACCCGGCGCGGATATGCCGAAGAAAAGGTAAAGCACGCTCGGCAATGCAAGGAATGTGCCAACGAGATTCGCCAGAGTCGCGGACTCAAGGCGATTGCGGAACACGAGCAATCACCATACTATGTGGCACTATCGTAACCACCCGGCAGACCTGCTCTGCCGCCTACCCTTTGCTCTCTGAGCCATTGTGCGAGTTGCAGAATACAGCAACAGACCGAAGGGTAGGCGGGAGCGCAGGATGCTCCACAACCAGGGGCGCGGCTGATACAGCACGCGAACGAATTGACGCCGCGCTGAAGGAGGTAAAGGAACTATGACCACACAACAGCAAGCATGGCAGCATGACGGATGCGCGGATCTGGAGGCGATGACGCCCATGCAACTGCTCACCTTCGACCAGCAGCGCTACGTGGCCGATCCCTACGGCGACTTGTGCCGCGCACAGCAACGCATCGACAACTTGCAGCGGATCGCGCTCTTTGGACTCGCGGCCGCGATTATCCTGATTGTTTTGATGTGCTTTTAACCCGCAACCGCACGCTGGCCCCGGCTAATCACCGGGGCCGTTTTATGTACACATTCGCCGTATTTCATTTCTTCCATGCGTGCATCGTGCTCTTCTAAATCAAGGGAGTTAAGTATGTAATTCCCAATCAATTCCATCCATCTTGCCTCTTCGCCTATAAATGGTTCCGATCTAATATGGCATCCCTTCTTACTGGTCACAGGAACCCACCGCGCCTGCTTGAGCCGATCAAACTTAATCAGCATCCACCATTCACCTTGAATCATTTTAGGTGGTTTACTACAGATGGTTCCATGGTCATTCGGATAGCACCAATAGCAGTAATAAATAGCCGTTCCTTTCGGGAAATTGGTTGCGATGAACGGATAGCCAGGGAAACTTACCTTTGGCTTTCCGCCCATTTGCTCAAGGAATCGACGCGCTGTCTCGCCTTCGCTTGGGGTTCCGGGGCGCTCTGCAAGGCGGCGTAGGGATTCAATTGTTTTTCTTCTGTTCCTCATCGGCTTACTCCCAGCAGACGGCGTGCGGAATCATCGGCGCAAAGTTCAAGGCGGGGGCGTGCAAACCTTGTTCCAGTAAGTTCCAGCGCCCCCACAGTAGAGCAGACCTGCTTTCTCTTGGGCGAGATGCGCCCAAGCTCTTCGTGCCACCATTCCTGCTCAGTGAGCGGCGGATCACGTTCAAACTCAAGACAGGCAAGCAAACGTATATTCTCAGCGACGCACTGCGCTTCGAGCGCTATTGCATCTATCGATCTATGTTCTGGCAGGCGTGCGCTCATAGCGCCTCCTCGAAGTCTCCGCTGGCGCGACGTGCCTGATCGTGGTAGCTGGGCGCATAGTTCCGGGGACGCTCTGAGTAAATGCAGCGCATAAGTGTGTTGCAAATGTCACCGCTTGGACCAATTCGCGGGATGCCATGGCAGATCCGTGGTTCATTGTCGAACTCGGTTATCCATCCGCAGCGTGTTGTTTGGCACTCAGGGCATAGCCAGCGCGTCAGGTATGTGCGCGGGCGCGGGGCTGGTGGCGGAGTAGGTTCGCTGTTCTTCTTCATCATCCCCTCGCGTATAGGTGGCTCGGAATGCTCCTGAGCCGGGTTTGTTCGATCTTTTGGGCCACTTCATCCGGCGTCGGGAAGAAGTGCTGCTCAGGATCAATGCGCAGCGCCGCGAAAGCATCCTCAACTTTCTGGAGGGAGTATTTCAGGGCCAGACGCTCCAGGTCCACCATGTACTCCGGTATCGCATCCGTCAAATCCTGATTCGG